CAACCAGAGGTTCTAATTCACGATTTATGACCTTCTGAGTTGGGATGATGGTTCTGTTCATAAAGATTTGGAATGCTGTCTCCAATTGGTCTGCAGATGAACTGAATCCGGTTCTTTGTGGAAGACCAATGATTGAACCATCAGGAATGTTATGACCCGCTAAGATTTGGTGTTGAACCAATTCAAATACCTCAGAATAGAATCCTTGTTGGAGATTGCTGGTGATTTGAGTAATATCAGGTTTTTCTGATGAATCACCATAAGAGACGATTACACGACCTGATTTCTCAGAACCAACATATCTGTCCTCAATGTTACGCAAGATTTGGTCTTGGTCATATTCTGAGTCAGGAGCGGGGACATTAAAGTGAACCCATAATGATGGATTAGCACCATTGAGAAGATTAGCCAAATTATAGACGGTAATCTCGTGATTCAATTTCACATCATTCAAAACTGCAAGATACGAAGGTGCTCCATAAAATTCATAACCTGGTTGATAATTTTTGATATGAACAATTTGACGATTTTCATAGTCCATTGGATTGAACTCATGGAACTCAACAATACCTGCTTTTCTCCAATTAACCCAATCTCTACAATAGAGGAATTTGGTGACATCTCCACCCAATTCTTCAGGTTTGTGAACCCTCATATACTTTGAAGGAATTACATAGAAACCAGCAATACCCTGACTTCTATCTTGCTTCCACACAACCTCCAAAAATAAATTTCCTGTTACCAAAAATTCAAAGTACATTTGCTTTGAAATATCATTGATGTATTGCTTTGGATTTATTTTATAATCATTTACATAACCTTGTCCAACGCAATTATCAACTCGTGCTTGAACAGCAGAACGGTGAATAGGTGATGCATCCAATAATTTGTAGAGTTCTTCTACAAACATATTATCCATACCCCATCTTACAAAAACCTCGTTTCTATTGATGACCTCATCAAAACGGGTGATTGTCTGAACACCGAAATTTATTTTTCCAATATTAATCATCCTTCGTATACTTTAAATACATTAGTTGTTGCAGTATAAGCAATCTGTGTTGTGGTGGTTCCAGTACCTTGTACTGAAGCGATTGCCTCATAAACTACATCATAAGAATAAGCAGGGTTTAAATTAGTTGTAGAGGTCTGCTCATATACCTTTACAAAATATTCCCCATCAATCAAATGGAGATTTACTGCGTTTGCTGAGGTGCCAGTAAAAACCTCTGTTGAATTGTAATCAATGTTTATTAGAAATTGGTCATACGTTGGTGTATAATTTACAGCGGGGGGTATTTGATACGGAATAAACCGCCAAGATTGATTGGTTAGTTTATGACGCATACTCCACAAATAAGTTGGATTTGACAACTGTTTATTCACAGAGCAAGTTGCAATTGCTGTGTTTACCTCACCTACGTTTAGATAAATCATTTCTTATGCTTTTGTTAGATTTAATTTTGTTAAACAAAGATTTACAATGTATTCATCATCAGAACCCCAACCAGCATATTCTTCAGGTGTCAAATTCACTTGAAATGAATAAGAAACTAAAGGACCTGCAACATATCCACCGACTGATGCAGAATTATCTAATTGAACTGAAACTGAATTAATAATCATAGCGTCAACATCGTGTGATACTGGTTGAACTGATACTTTTATTTGACTCATTTTTTTAGTTATTTTTTATTAGTTTATTTTATAGTAATTGATAGTTCAAGTGTTCATCCAACCAACCTTTACTGTTGATAATAGAAAGACGATAGTATGAATATCCGTTGTTAGTTGGATTCAATGTTCCACCTTTTGCAAAGATTGTATTCGCAATACCATTCAATCTAACACCTGACGCTGTAATGGTATAAGAACCGCTGTTATAGACAAAGAACTCATATACTCCACCTTCTCTCCAATTTGTGAAAGTTATATCAGTGATATTACCCGTAATGGTAAACTCCATAAATGTTTGATTACCCAAATCAACTTGAACTGAACCTGTTGCAGTAATACCTGTGAGAGTTTGTCTTGTGAGTGTTCTATATGCGTGGATATTCTCAACAAATGTAGTTCCCGATGGATTGAAAGGTCTATCAGCATCATTTAGAACAATATCTCTATCACTCAAACCTAAGAATACCATATTTCTTGGTTGAGTTCCTGAAGCGTGATATTTGGTATTATAACACGCCGCCATCAATGCATTATTGACACCAGTAGTTGAACCTGAGATTGTTGAACCACTTGATAATATCATACCAACCATATGGTCAACAGTATCAATTCTACAATATTCATTACCAGCCATAAAGCCAGATTCAGTTGAATCCATTACGTTGTTATTTCCACCTAATAAAACCGAATAGTGAGATGCGGTTGATAATGTATTTTGATAACCAGCACCCATCATAGTTGCTTTACCAGCGGTATAAGAAATAGATTCTTGAGATGAATAGATACCACCTTCACAATCTTGATAATTTCCTGTGTATTGATTTCCACGACCTGAAACCACAGCGCAGTTCGCACTACCAAGAATATTCGCATAACCACCTAAAACTATTGAGTGTCCTGCGTTATTGATTTGTGCTGCTGTTGCTCCTAAAATTGTGGAGTTATAGTTTGAGTTTGAGATACTACAACTTGAACCTTCAATAATTGCGTTTGGACCTGAATTGGTTATTGAGTTAGAATTACCTGCAAGGATTGCATTTCCAACTCCACCACCATTCATTACGTTAGCATAACCACCAGCAATAATACTATAACCTGGATTGAATGAACCGGTTGCGTTGACCTTATTACCATCACCAGAGATAATAGTGTTCCACGAACCTCCACCTGTTATGTCTCCATCAAACGCTCCTAAGATTTGGTTCTGTTGTCCATCATCAGAAATTGTTGATTCTTGAGAACCTATAATTTGATGATTTCCACTTCCAGCACCTGTTGACGCAATGTTTGAACTTCTTGAGTTCAAGATAAGTCCATGTCCACCATAAGTTGCATTTGTTGAAAGGTCTGAGATTGAACTATCCTTAGAGTTAGCAATCATAAGATTGAATGAGGATGCTTCAGTTATAGTATTACCTGACCCACCAATGATACCTTGATAAGTTCCTGCAACAGCGTTTGTTGCTGTATAGTCGTTTACATAAGTTTTAGCAAAATCACCCGCCTGAAATGGACTTGTATATCCTGTAAGAAAGTCCTCACGGAGTATTTTACTCGTTGTCGTTTCACCAGAATTGTTTAGTACTATCCAAGTTGCGTCTGGTGAACCGCTGAACTCAGGAAGTTGTGATATTTTTAAACTCATTTTTTAGTTATTAATGTTCGTAATTTATTGCTTGGTCACTCTCTGTATAAATAGAGATTGAACTCTCAGTGAGAATATCAAAGAGTGGTAAAGTCGCACTTGGCGTTAATGTTGGGGTTGGAGTCACTTGAGGAGTTCCTGTCGGTGTCTCGGTTGGAGTTGTTGTTACCTGAGGAGTTCCCGTTGGCGTTTCTGTTGGAGTAGCAGTAACCGCTGGAGTTCCCGTTGGGGTTTCAGTTGGTGTTGGTGTAAGAGGAACTGTTGCAGTAGGAGTTGGAGTTGGTGGTGGTCCATCCGCAACATATCCTTCCTTGATTTGTAAGAGAGGTCTTTGCTCACCCAAATAGTAAGAATAAACTGCCTTTAAAAACTTATATGCCATCGTGTAATTTTTTTACTTGTTCTATTAGTTTATCAACATCCACATGTTCACCTGTATTGAAATAGTGTGTTTTTATCCTCGCTGCGTGTTTATTTTCATCATCATAGTATATTACCATTACTCCTACCAAGAAAGTGTCTAAATCCCACTCTAATCGTTTTATTTGGTAATGCTCGTATTCTACTCCATCCAATACTACTTTTTTATGAACCAACATAGTTAGACAATGTTATGGGTTCAGGGTATGTGACTTGAAAGGTTTCAGGGTTACCTAAAACAGGTTCAAGTGTTGGGTGATATGGTATGTACCAAAACACAGGTGAATCCAAATCTGCTGTAAGATATGATGTCCAATCTTGAGTTTCATCTGTCGGAGATGCTGGTAGACCATAATATATGTTTAGAGCAGTAACATCGTTAATTGCTCCGTTCTCAGTTACATATTTGTATCCAATTACATTAGTAGACATTGTAGTAAGAGTTCATATTTGTTTTTATACCTGACGCTGAGGTTGTTTTTGATTGTTTGTAAACCACCAATTCTTGATAATATCCAGCCCATGCGTTTGCTCCTGCGATAGTTCCTGAAAGACCCATCGACATAACATTGCCTCCGGTTGTTGATGAAATCCAAGTTTGAGTTCCTACTGTTGATACATCCACATTCGTTGATACAGAGGTTATGGTGACGGTTGTTCCGCTTCTATCATATCCACCAATAAATGGAACATTGACAGAATCAGGTGATTGAGATACACTAATATTTCCCGTATAAGTAATCCAGTTATCAAAAGTTCCAAAGGTATTAGCAACATTATTCAACTCAGCAACCAATAATGGGGTGTGTTGATTATATGCGACACCATTGAATAACGGGTCTGATGCTGTCCATAATGCAAAGTCTGCACCTGTTGTAGTTGTTCTTTCAGCAATAGCAAAGACTGCTGTATTACCTGTTGCAATACTATTAGGTAAGTATGCGTTATAGAAACTTGGGTTGTTATTTCCTGCATTTCCGTTGAATTGTGCTCTTGCTTTACCATTTCCATCAACCAATACAGCACCACTATCATAGATAACTGCTTGTCTTAGTGCGGTTGATTGAACCATATCAGCGGAGACACCTGTTTGGTCATACCAAGTTGTAATATAACCTCTAACAGAACCAGCCATAAAAGTAGTTAGAGTTGAAATATCCAAATCCTCACCAACAAATCCAATATCCGTTTCTGCGTTATCCAAATCTCTTCTAACACGAATTGCATCACCCAAGTAAGTTGAACTCAATTTCCTCAAAGAATACGCACCATACGCATCCGCAGAATACAAATCTAAAAGATAAGAAACAGGAGTTGGTGAAGGGGTATAACTTGGAGTTACCGGAGGAGTGCTTGTTGGAGTACTCGTTGGAGTATTACTTGGAGTAACAGAAGGAGTGGGTGGTGGTCCACTCTCTGCTTCTTTATATACATTTGTAATAACAGAACCCCATATATTTCCTTTGAAGGCTTTTTCCCCCAAAGGTTTCATCAATTCATTGATGTCTGCTTCATATTTTTTGGGTTTTGGTAAGTACCATTTTTTACCATTCCAACGGATATATTTCATACAAATAAATAGAGGCTAAAAAAGGGGGGGCTGAGACGCCCCCCTCTAAATCTAAAAGATTTTTTTTATGATTCAAATGTGAATCCGCCTGTAGTGAATACCGCAGCAATTGTAGTTGAAACGGTTACCTCTCTTACTGAGGTTGGTTCACCACCTGACATAGTGATTGTTGCTCCGTTCAAATCAGTATAAGCCTGACCTGAAGCCAAAGAACCTGCAGAAACTTGACCACCATTGTCCAAGAACACGAGCCAGTATCTGTTATTGTTATCCTCTACCAACGCATAGATTTCGTTCTGAGAAACCAAGTCAACAAACACATCTCTCAATTCTGTTTGTAACTTTGGTAAGTTCACAACTACCTCTGGTTGGAAAGTCACGTTTTGGGTTGTAGTGTTTACACCCAAAGTTTCTGTTAATGAAGCCGCTTGTTTTGGTAATTCAAACTTGAACCAAGTTCCTGAACCTCCAATTGCTGACACTTCTGAATTTGTTACTGTATATCCTGTAATTGCATTTGCTGCTCCACCTAATATCCACATGGTTTTTAAACCACCTGTAGATGCAGTTCTACAATCTAAAGTATATCCAGTACTAATATAACAACTTGCCATTTTTTATTTATTTTTTAGTAAAAGTTTATTTTTTAGATTAAGCACCCTGACATAAGCAGAATGAAGCTGGGTCAAACGCACCATATCCGTAAGATACGTGAGCCTGGATTTTTACGATATCCTCAAATGGGTCGTATACAGACTTGACAGTCATCATCTCAGCGTTCATACCAACCATGTGATATCCAGCAGGACCTGCGAAGTAAGCAGAAATTCCTTCAAGCCCTACACTGGGGATAACCCTTACGTTAGTGCCTGGAAGAATCAATGACCACTCTTCACCAGCAGCTGCACCAGCAGCATCCATTGTGAACAAGTTCACATATGAAGAATTTCTCATTGAGCTAACCAAACCTCTGTAGTTAGAGTATGAGCAGTAGATAACCAAGTCATCTCTGTGTAAAACATTTGATGGGATTGCTTCGTAAATTGCTGTGAATACATCCAAACCATTAGAAGCAGTAGCAGCAGAATAAGCGATTCTGTTAGCACCGTTAGCCTCAGTGATTGTAGCACCTACACCATTGAAACATGCTCCTGTGTAAGAAGCACCACCCAATGAAGAACCACCAGTTGCGTTCAAGAACAA